GATGTCTGTTCCACCTGAGAAAGACAGCGAAATATCACGACCGGTGATTACTGTGGTTGCCATGATTACACCTTATATAGTTCTTGTGTAGTAGGTAGAAACTCGAACATCTGCAATCAGCAGAGTTGATGCTCCAACTGTGGTAACTGTTGGTCTTTCGACCGAGCTGACAATATATCCTGATGGAATTACTGCCAGAACACTAATAAGCAATTGCTCGATATTGTCGAGCGATGCTGGATTGCTATTATAAGCAACTGCGATTGTAATAGTCATATTGACTTTAGCGCGAATGTTTGATTTATTAATTGTTTCAAATTCTAAGTATGGTGAATCAGGCACAACTACAACAGCTGGTGGAATTACTGTTTCAGGCACAAATGAATAAACATTACCGGCAACGCTAGATAAGGCTGTGGCTAAAGGTGTGCGAACTTGCTCAAGAATTGTTTGGTTAGGCATTATTGACAGATACCCTTAACATCAACATAAGGTCCAAGAATCCCAATTACTCTTGAATAAAGTGATCGACCCATTCTGTATGGTGTAGCTGTAAAATCAACGCCTTCGATTTGTCCACCTGCTGCGACTCTTGATTGAAATACCTCTACTGATACAACAAATACAGCGGATCGAACTGATTGGTTGCCAACATAAGTTGATGCGCCAGTTAATGTGGCAGTTCCGCTTGGAATAACATTTGCTTCCAAAACATCTGCGTTTGTAATTGATGCACTAAAAGTTGTGTCTGTCAAATTATCAGCTAATACTGTGCGAGTTCCGTTATATGGGCTTAAACAACCAGCAATTACAACTGATTGACCTTCGGTAAATTCATGCACGCCAACTGTTGTGAATGTGGCGACATTATTTGTTAAAACTGTTTTTTGAACTGCGCTTTTGAATGTAACAAGCATTGGCAGAATTGTGTTTTCTGCTGTGTCAATGATGCCTTCTAAATATGTGTTGTCATACAGAGAAGAAGATACCCCAAGCACAGTTCTTAGTTCGCTTGCGGAAATAATGCTAGGCATGGAATACCTTCCTCTCTAATCTCCCACTCTTAGATGCCTAAAGCTGGGAGCAACTCTAGGCACTACCGATTAGGTTAAGTTAAAGCGACGAACTCCACCTGCAACCAATACGCCACATGCGAGATAACCATAAAGGCTGGTTTCAATTTCGCCAGTAGTTACAACATTGGTTGATAGTTGTAGAATTGGGCTTTCGTAAATTGCAACAGCTGATGGCACAACAATGAATGCACTCTCATCAATTGCGGTTGCGACTGCCTTGTTTGATACATATAGATCAAGACCCATAACATTACCGCGCAATGATAATGGTGATGCTGCGCCAGCATTGTTTTGTGGATTTGCAGCTGAGAAAATTGGTCGCTTTGTTGTATCTTGTGCGCCAATTAATAGACCCCATTGACCAGTTCCGGCAATGTATCGTGTTGCCAACTCACCTGTTGCAAGATATGCAGCTGGTGCTTCGGTCTTAACAAATGAAACTAATCCATCAACATCAGCATCGGTTGCTGTTGCTTGTGTGCCACCAGATGTTAATGCTGCAATGACGGCAGCTTCTGTTGCACCTGCATAAGCTCTACGCATGTTTTCTAACATGGCATCAAAAAAACTTGGAGCAGCTCTGTCAAGAATTTCTATACTGTAGCGCTGTAAACCGCTGTATTTTTTGACTGTTAGATCAGTATAGGCAGAAACAATACCGGTTTCGCTAGGTGCGCCACCTTCTGCTGTTTCAGCAACTGTTCCAGAAGTTGTAATTTTTGGAATTTGAATTTGCATACCTGCTGCTGGCAATGCGCGTGATCCAATTGCCTCAATTGCAGCGCGTGATCCAATTGATGTGTCAATTACTGTTGAAACATATTGAATTGGCTTAAATGCTGGGTTTGTTGTAAAGCTATCATCAGCAAAATTAAGCACTTTGTTTGCTTCATCTTTTGCAAGTGCAACATATTGTGCGCTGTCGCTATTGCCCAATGATGCTCTGATTGAATGCTCTAAATAACGAGCTTGTGAATTAATTGGTGAGCGTGGTTTTGTATAAGCAACTGGTTGGGTTGCTGCAATTACCACAGGCTCAGATTTTGTAGCTTCTACCGCTTCGGTCGCGATAGGAGCTGTTTGTGTATCTGACACAATGTCCTCCTGTGTTTTTGTTTCATCCTCAGCGGTTGCTTCGGAATTTTCTGGTGTTTCGCTAGCTGCTACTTCGGCAACTCTTGCGCTGTCTATTGCTGGATCAGCTACCAAACTGACCTCTAATAATCTTGATGCTTGCACTTTCATAACGCCAGCGGTTGCATCCCATTTATCAACTACTACGCCAACGCTAAATCCATCACGCAAACCTTCTGCTGCTTCTAACAAACTATCATCGCCAGCAATAGTGCCCGCAATTTTAAATGTTGCCTGTATGCCAGCATCATCAGCTGTAATGTCAATCATTTTGCCAATTGGTCGTGTGCGATCATGCTCTAGTAATAATTTAATAGGCTTAGAAAAATCAATGCTGTTTGGCTCAAACATTGTTGCTCCGGCACTTGTAATGCCTTTTTCATTCCAAGTAACAATTGTTCCGGACAATGTGCGTTTGCGACTGTCGGCTGCTGTTAGTGTTATTGGAAAATTGATTTTCATGGTTTTACTCATCGGATCAAGTCCTCCTCCTCTTGTATTTGTTCAACGCTCATTGCGCCAATGCGGTTTAGGATTTCATACACTTGGGCACGCTCTAATGCAGACCCACGCAAGAAATCATCAATGTCAAACCTAACTTCAATGCCATTTGGCACAAAATCACCCATTGATAACCTTTGTTCAATTGCAGTCAAAATTGGTCGTAATGAAAAATCAATTAATGCTTTGCGTTCTGCTGTCATGTTGCTATAAGTCATGCTTGTAGTTTCAGCAGATACAAATGATGCCGGAATGCCAGCTGCGCGAGCGCATTCTAAAGCAAGGTATTGTCTAGCTTCATTTAATTGTAATTTTGTCGGATCAAAACCTAATGCTTGCAATTCTACATCGGCATTTAAGAATGCAGTTGATCTTGTTGCTCTTGATGCTTTCCAACTGTCTAGCAATCTTGTAATTCGCTCTGGTGTTAAGTTTGTGCCATTTGACTTTAACACCATTGTAGGAACTGGCTCTTTTGCGTATAATTCAGCGGCTTTTTCCAATTCTTGTGCAGCTCTAATTGTGCGACCTGCTCTATTTAATAAACCTTCATCTAATCCGCTAAATACAATAATATCATTGTTGCTGACTTGTTTGCCATCTATTCTATAAAATAAAATTTCTGTTTGATCTGCATTTAATTGATATGAAATTCTATTTGGCGCAACTCTTGTCCATGCTCTTACTCTTGATCCATCGCTGCTGGCATAACTGTCTAATTTAAGACCATAGGCAAATCCTGTAAATAATAAATCCTCAGCAATCCAGCTGTATATCGCAGAGCCAGCAATTCTAGGATCAGGTTGCATTAAAACTCTTTGTGGTCGCAAATGTTCTTTTGTGAAATGATTGTAAGTTTCAATTGGCAATGATCCAACTGTTGAGCAAATTATGTTGCGTGCTCGCGCCATTGCCGGCACAGACATCGCTTGTTCTCTTGTAGCTGTTTGTGTGCCAAAGAATGCACCACCAATTGCAGCTTGTTGATTATATGGCGCATAACTTGCAGCCACATCGACGCTAGGTGCAATTGTCTTATTTGTAACAAAACGATCAAATAATCCCATTGTCCTAGATTATACCATTTAGGCGATTTGTATGTCTATTTCCGTTTCAGGTTGTGTCGCAAAATAACTTACTAAAGCAGTTGCAACGCTGGCACAAACTGCCACTCTGCTGGCTCGCCTACCAATAATCCAAGACCCATCACCATAAGGTAATTTGGCAGCTGATAATGTTTGCTGGGTCAATTCATCTTGTCCAGAATGTTGCAACCTATGGCTATTTATTGCGCCAAGCCAGCGATCACATGCTTCAGCGTAAATTGCACCATCCATGTCTGTAATGGGAATACCGGCTGGTAATAATCTGCTTGCAACAGCTGCTGATGTGCGTTTGCTAAAAGCGACTGTTTGCGTGTTGTATTTTCTAGCATAAGGTGCTATATCGTTTGCAATAGCCAAATCATTTAAGCTGTATTCATTTGACCATGTATGCAATAGATGCACATAAAAAGTTTCTGCTGGCATTCTTTGAGCTGCTACTAAAGCTGCAAATTTCCTATCTGGTGAGCAATCTAAGCCAAGCCAAGTAGGTTTATCAGGATCAAGCAAGTTGCGGGCAATTTTGCACAAATCCCATTTTTGCGGATCAATTGCGCTGTTTATTGTATCAACCCATTGGGTCATAAGTTCAGTTCGCACAATATCAGGCGGATCATTGATTGCAGCCAAGATATTATCCGGATGTATTGTTATGCCTAGAGATGGGTTGGCTTGAGCAAATGCAGACCAGTTAATATCGCCAGACGGAAGTGTTATTGGCGCATCCGGTTCTGCACTCCACTCAAACCAACCAATCGGATCGTTGGTCGTAGCTGATGCCAACGCTCGCTCACGCAATTTGTTAAGAATAACAGAATGTTGATCGCCAGCTGATGAATAAACCCAAACCTGCGGATTTTTTGCACTCATCATTGAGTAACGCATTGATGACCAAGCATCCTCATCTTTGTATTCTCTTAATTC